AAATCCTGATATAGTTCTCGGTCCGAAAACTTCAGCTTCTTGCTCCATAAGATCTGGTAAATATTGTTGAGCCCAAGTGTTAACCCCCGCACCTGTAGCCGTAAAATCTAGATAATTTGTATTCAAAGTCTGCTGGTTTGGAGCAGGCGTTGGAACACCGTTAAATGTAACTGCCATAATTTTGTTTTTTAATTTTTAAATTTATTGTTTTTAATTTTGAACTTAAAATCAGGGCCCGTATCACCAAGTACTCTTGCTGTAATACCACTAGGGTTATTATTGTTTGAACTTAACTCTTGGCGTGGCTTCATGTCTATGTTTTTTGAAGTTAAGACACTTTCTTTTAAAGCATCCGCTTTTCCTTGTTCATAAAAATGATTAGCAACAGCATCGGAATTCATTGCTGTAAATAAAGATTTGTGATAACCCGCTTCGTCTTTCATCTGTTTGTTTTCATCAAGAAACTTTCCTATGAAATTATTGATGTCACTCTGCGTTTCCTTTACTTTACTTACGTCATTAATGTTAAATCTATAGTTTTTATCTCCGACGTTATATTCAAAACCTTTGAACTTGTCTCCAAAGAACCTGTTGGTTCTATTTAAAAAATTAGATTTAGCTATTTCCTCTTGTTTTTGCCCCTCTTCGTAATTGTTGTAAAAATTAACAGCATCCTTTTGCTCTTCAGTGAGCTTTGATCCGCTTTTAATTTCATCGTAATATTTAGACTTTTGCCCGTCTAAGTGGCTTTTAGCGCTGGCAACTTGCTCTTTAAGCGCTATTTTTTTCTTTTTTATATCCCTATCATCATCTGTGTCTTCGTCAAACGCAAATTGATCTTCCATTAAGAAGCTCCTTTCATCTTCAGATAAATGAGGTTTTGTTTGTTTGTAGTATTCTCCTAAAATAGTTTGGTTATCCATTTCTGAGTAATCTTGATTAAGTTTAACATAATCATTTAGATCTCCTCCAGTTTCATTTATAAAATCTACAACTTTTTGAATACCCTCTGGTAATTCTATTCCTGTTTGTTCAGCTGTATTTATTGCTTGTACAACGCTTTCAGCTACTTCAGCAACTTCTTCGTTTGTTATCTCTTCAATAACTGGAGTATCGGTTTGTTCTTCTGTAACTTCAGTAGTTTTTTCTTCTACAGATTTGTTTAAATCAACTTTAGTTATAGTTTCTTCCATAACCTCAGCTGGTTTTTTCATTGTTTCTTTTACCTTAGTAACATTACCTTTGGTTTCGTTACTATCTGGTTGTTTTTCTACTTTTTCTTTTACTTTTAACGAGCCAGTTTCGTTATCCACGACTGGTTCTTCTTTTTTCTTTTTTGCCATAATATAATATAATAATAGTTAATAATTTGTTACCTTGGACCAAAGCTTGACAAATCTCCCATGCCACCTAATACATCATTACCTGATGATTCAAAGTTTTTAGGTGGTTTGTTGTTATTTCTTTGGTCTATCAGTTCACTTTGTTGTGTTGCTTGTATTTTTGTTCTTTTATCTTTACGATCTTCTTTCTCTGTTTCTTTGCCTTTTTGTCCGTCTACCTCAATCCCTTTTAATTGCATGTTGTAGTTAAACTCTAGTTCCATTAATTGTTTTTTAATATTTGCTTCTTGCTGAAGTTTTTCAACTTCAAACCCTACTTTCGCTTGCTCTAAAGCCATAGACGTTTGAGCTAATGATTGTTGTTTTTGCATTTCAGATTGCGCTGCCGCTTGTTGTGCTTGTATGTTAGCTTGTGATTGTGCTTGAATATTTTGTTGTTGGATTTCTTGATCTCTAGCTACTTTCTTTTTTCTTCTTATTTTCAACAGTTCGTTTGCTAACTTTATACTTTTAATTTCTCTAAGATCTATAGCGTCTTCTAACTCTATGCTTTGTTGTGCTAATGCTACTTGTATATTGTTCTCAAGCATAGCTTTCTCTTCATCGTCTGGTGTCAATTCAATAAATATACCAAAATCATATAAGTAAATATCTGACATTTCAGTTAATGTTGCCACGTTGTGCATTCCAAGGGTTTGGACAAAAGCATCTCTAGTTGGCGAGTACTCTATAATATCTGATATTCTTAACGATAAGCACTCGCATATAGATTGTGTTAAAAATAAACCACCCTGCAATATATGTCTAGTTGCTGTATTTGAATTTGCAGCTGCTAGTTTTTGTACCCCCACTAAAGCTTTTGGATCTGGATTAGCCGCGTCTCTTGCCTCGTTAAGTCCAGTTGTATCTCTTATCATTTGTAAGTAATAATTATAATTACCTATAAGAGCTTGCATTTTATTTCCTCCACTACCACTTGTTATTTCTTGAATAGGTATTTTACCTGGATTTATATCACCTTCACTTGTAAACGATCTACCAATAACAGAACCTGTTTGGAAAAACATATTTAAAGCTTCCTGTGGACTGTAGTTTGTTCCATTGCCTAAATCAATTTCAGCTAAACCATCTGCGTCTAAATAAACTCCATCAGGGGTCATTCTAGACATTACCTGTTGGAGTTTTAAATGCGTAAGCTGTATCATATCAGCAAAGCCAGTTATTCTGCTCACAAGTGATTCTATTCTACCTTCGTACATTCTAGGCGCTACAATAGAATAGTTCATTTTTACTTTTGTAAAACTACTTTTAGAACGCATCATGTTTTTAGACATTTCCCATTTTACAAGTTTTTCAGTACCAAGAATTAAAGCTCCTTCGTATAGGCATTCTATTGATCTTGACTGCTTGCTGAAATTTTCGTTTTCACCTGGGTTAAACGAATCGTTTTTTTCTATAGTTTTATCAGCACCAGTAGCCGTTTGTTTTGTTTTATACACTTCGTTCATGTATGTTTTGTAGTTGAAATACAGAACGCTAACTTTGTTGTTGTCGTTATCAGCGTTGTTTCTTCCGTTTCGATTATAGCTTTTTACTCCACTACCACTTGTTATTTCTTTTAAATCTTTTTCTGATAAATAAGGAAATTCTTTAACTAGCTCGTTAATTGGTATGTTTTTAACTTCACCTACGTAGTATATATCTTCAAAATAAGGCGAGTCAGTATACGAATAAACTAAGTTTTCGGGATTAACGTATTCTACTTTAGCACCTTCAGATGTATTAAAAGAGGTTTTTACAGCGCCAATACCTAAAACGGTAAGATCGTAGTAAAACCTCTTTTTTGTTAACTCATATTTACTTCCTTCTAATAAAACGTTTAAAGCTTGTTCTTCCGCTATTTCTACACCCTGCTTGTAATTTAACTGCATGTGAAGATCTAACTCTTCTTGAGAATCAGGTAACAACTCTCCTGGACGGTTAAAAAGATCCATGCCAAATTTTTCTTTTACAAAAGCCTTTAGCTCTTTTTGTCTCATATCCTCCATGATACTGTCCATGTATTCAGTTCGTTTACTAACGCCAAAAGGGTCTTGAGAATACGCTTTTATATCATAAGTTCTATTAGACATACCATTTACAACTATATCTACAAATTTAGGAATAATTGGAACTGGTTTCCAATCTAAATTTAAATATGACAAATCACCGTTTATAGACAATTCATCTTTATATTTCTGTATATCTTGCTCGCCTCTAGCGTATAGTTTTAAGTTACGAAAATTATTTTTATTGCTAACGTATCTGCTAGAGTAACCATCTACATCGAACCACTCGCGCTCTATTGCTTTAGCAACCTTGAGTCCGTACTCAAAGCTTATTTTTTCTATATCACTAACTACTTGACTTGGAAACTCCCTCATATTAATTCTTTATTATCTTTGAAGCACCGCCTTTGTTGGAATATTTAGCGATACTTATGTTTAATTTTGGTTTTTCTACACTTGCATTTGGTCTATATAAATGCCTATTACAAGCCATTATGGCTAATCCAGAACTAATAGTTGCGTCAAATTTAGTCCTTTTGTTTATGTCAAATCTACTCCAATCGTTTAGTGTTTCGTTGAAATATATGTTTCCATAATTTCCATCATCTAAATGACCTACGTGACTTTGTATATACATCTCAATAGCAGCCGCGTGAGCCTGCTTTATATCTTCGCTTGAGTTAGGTATTCCACCTATTTCTTTTTCCGTTACAGATAATTTGTTCCAAAGCTTATCTGGTCTATTCATAGAATATCCTCTATATCCTCTTCTTCTTAAATGATATAACAATCTAGGTTTATTATTTTCACAAAGTAGTGGCATTCCGTAAAACACCAAAGCCATCAACACGTCTTCAAAAAATATTTCAGCGGTTGGAGGTCTTGCTACATACTCTAAAAACATATGATTAGGTGGTGCGTCTTCCATAGAGAACTTAGTCAACCCGTGTAAAGCTCCATTTGATCCTTTTCCATCTACAGTTCCTGATATATCGTAACTATCACAACCAAAAGCTCCCATGTGTTCGTTCCCAGGATATCTTATACCGTTTTTTATAACGATCTTATTTTGCATATGCGATGGTGGTGTCCAGCTTATTTTAAATCTTCCTTTTGGATCTGGATAAAATATAACCTGCGAATCTTTAACTCCGTTCACCCATTGGAAATTTCCAGTGTTAACGTTAGCTGTGCTACCTATGCCCTCGTTGTAATCTATTTGCTCATATATTTTAACGAGGTTAAAAATACTATTTTTTGCTTCATCTCTAAATGCGTGCTCTGTTGTTCTTGGAAACTGTCTATAGAATTCGTTTAATCCGTCTTGATCAGACTTTAGACCTTCTGCTTCATTATTCCAGTGCTCTATTATACCTATATCTATTAATTCACCGTCTGGTCCGAGTACATCATGATCTGGACTATCGAAGACTGGATATCCGTACTCATTAATAAATCCTTCATAGTTCCATTCCATTGGGATAAAAAGAGAATATAAACCAGATTTTGTTTGTCCATTCTTATTT